CCATAGTCAACACCAGGGTGGAATCCCTTTGTCTTTGCTCCACCACCACGACTTCCATAAGGAGACGAAACTGGAGTACCTTGAGGAACTGGAAGAATGTTTTCATGTCCTCCTGAAGGACCTCCAACACCTGTTTGTCCCATAGAGCCGTGATCATATGGGCCACCTAGAACTGCTGCGTCTTCCGCAATAGGGGCAGCCATACCAAGTAGTCTGCCTAATCCACCGAGAACTGATTTTCCGACGTTACCAAGACTTGTAAGAAGTCCAGGACCTTTTTTGGCTACTCCCAAAGTACCTAGTATTTTCTTAGTAGTGTATGCATTTACTGCAGCGCCTACACCCATACTAGCAAGACCAGATACGGTTCCCCCAACACTTCCCGCAGCACCAAAGGATTGTAAAAATCCCTTTAGTCCCATAAGAGCTTTAGTAACTCCACTGACCGCATTTGCCATACCTGCTAATCCATTAGTTAGATCTGCATTCGTATTTAAAGCAGTGTTGTATCCGCCTACTAACCCTGACTCAGTTGAGGCAAGAAGATTAGCTTGAGCGGTGTTATTTTTAAAATTAGAGTACATAGGGCTAGTCTTATCCACGCCCATTGCGCCCAGCATTGTTTGAGCATTGCTCATTTGCCCGGCAGTAATATCTTTACCAATCTTTGCACGAGCCATAAAGCCTGATTGCAAAGTTGCAAGAAGATTTGGATCTCCACCAGAAATGGCTTGAAGTGTTTGATAGCCAGCACCACTAGGGCTTAAGAAGGTTGCAGCAACTTGAGCTTGGGTATAAGGACGACCACGTGTTATCGCATTCCACGCATTGTTAACAATTTGATTAGGTGGAAGTAGGTTTCCGTTGGAATCACGAACTCTAATGCCGGCACGTAAAAACATCATACCGTTAATAGAACCCATAGAAGCAGCGGCTTGTTCGTTGCTCATTCCAGTCATGGCGCTTAGTCCAGCAAGCTGTCCCATAACACTATTAGAGCTTGCACTTCCAGCAAGAAGACCCATATTAGAAAGAGTCATAGCTGCCATGGTTGGGCCCATAGCACTTGTTGCGCCCATGCCTACTTGCTTATTAGCAAGTCGGGTTGCCTGCATATTAGTCATGCCTGCAAAGCCAGCGTATGTTGAAGCACCCATGGCCTGTGTAACGGCTGCCATAGTATTTGGTGCCATAGAAGAAAGCACAGCTCCGCTAGCTACAACTCCAAGACCAAGTCCAGTTGCTACTTGCCCTCTAGTAAATGACCCAAGACCCAGCTTTCCTGAACCAGGTGTTTGGCTACTCACAACTCCAGTAGCTTGTTCAAGAGATGCTGTTCCAAGCTTGATCTTATCAATAATTCGATCAACAACTTTTTCAGCTGCTTTAAAGACTTTTTCTAAAGAGGCGCCAAACTCTTCAATGGACAGGTCTGAGCCAATAGGTGAGAACTCACTGTTAGAGTCATCAGGCGTAAGCATGTTTTGCGTTGCCACTTAGATCACCTCCGTGTCCTTTTAAGAGCTGCGTTTAGCCAGTTAAGACGTTCTCTCATAGAGAGGGAACGAAGTTCTGTTAATGACCACCCAGGATATTGTTGACTTAACAGGTCAAGCATATCCATAAGCGTTTCATAATCAATCTCGCTAGCGAAATAACTCCGCTAAGGTTAGCGGAAGCGGTACCTCCGTGCCGCAAGACTGACATGGTTTTTTAATATCGCTAAGTTGTGGACCAGGGTTACGGGTTGTGATCTCTTCTAAGATTGCCTTACGGTCCTTGATTCCAAGGTTACGTACAGCATCTGAGGTAAGAACTGGAACTCCATTAATGGACTTAATGCAGTTCGTCAGAAGAATTGTATCTAATTCTGCTGATGTTTTGTTAGTAGAACTGATTAAAGCTTTTTGAGTTAAGCCCGTAGGTAGGTTTACTAATACATCTCCGACCTTACATTTGACTGTAAACTCAGGACTTCCTTCAAGCTTTTTAATGGGGACATCTTTGATTAGGTCTACATCAAAAGTTTGTTCTACGCCGCAAGATGGGCATGGTCCAGGACCAAGCTTAATCTCTTCGCCAAAGGTGGCATTTCGTATAGCCAACAAGAGCATTTCACGATCCCCTGCGTAGAGAGTATCTAGAATATCTTTAGTGGCTGTCTCATCCCCGATTGATACTACCGCACGATCTAAGATAGTAAGGAGGGCCTTACCGATATCTGAGATCTTAGAGATAGCTTCTTCATCTACACCGGTTAATTCTCGAACTTCTGCTGAGTCAATAGACTTACCTGTAAAGGGGTCCATCAACCCAGCAGGGAGTTCAACGGCAGTACTAGGAGGCCTCTTGACTGGATCTGGTGTAAGCATCGCAGTAATTGCCTCTTGTTGTGCCATTGCGTCAGCCGCTAACTTGTTAGCTGCTGCCGGATTTGATGCTGCATTTATAGTTGTATTGTTAGACATATTGTGTACCTTCTAGTAGATATTAAGATAGGGCTGGAGCCGATCCACCTGCAGAATAATCTGTAGCGTATGAGACATCGAAGCCTTCATGGACTAGAGAGATCTCTTCGACCATTAGAGTATTGGCTCCTGCGTCAAGGTTTGAGTATGCAAGTGATGTGATCCATGCATTGTACACCTTGAAGCGAAGAGATGTGTGCTGCGTTTGAGGAGCGCCTTGAGTAGACTGTGCGTCTCCCGAAGCTGCGCCTGTCATTTGAGCAGGGTTTGGATGAGTCAAGACCTGAATGTCTAGGTGGCAACGGAAGTCTACGCCGAAGCCAGCAGAGGCACTTGGAGTCATAACAGAGAACAAACGCTTCATCCAAGCTGGGTTAGCGCTTTGTCCGATCATTGCACCCTTAGAAAGTGTGATAGGGGTGAACGATGTTTGACCAGGAATCTGGTGGACGTTGGTGTTGTATCCGCCTTCACGGTAAGCAATTGACTCGGTAGAGATGCCTAGACCTGAAAGAGATACGAACCCCATCTGACCCAATGCGATTGGGTTAGTTGCAGAAGTCGCTGACGAACCTGTAGCTCCGCCAGGAATTCCAAGGAATGTAACCAGGAACTTAAAATTACGGATTGGATCCGTCATCAAGTTACTGAATGATGGTGCTGGTGATTGTGCCATTTTTATTTATCTCCTTACGCCGAGGCGTTTCCTGTTAGTTGGCTAACGTTGATAATCACGAACTCTGCAGGATATTGCAAAGCCACGCCTACCTGGATATTAACTCGTCCATTTTGTAGATCAGTGAAGGAGTTAGTGGTTGCGTCACACTTTACAAAGAAAGCCTGATTTGCAGTTGTGCCACGAAGTCCGCCTGATTGCCAGTAGTTAAACAAGAAGGTAGACAATGTGGTTGTGAGCCTTGACCACAATACTGCGTCGTTATTCTCAAACACTGCAAAAGCACTAAGATCTTGCATTGTCTTCTCAATGTAAATAAGTGAGCGACGGATATTGATGTAGCGGTTGTTAAGGCTGTTGTCCAAAGTACGTCCGCCCATAATTACAATTCCGGCACCAGGTACTTGACGGATTGCGTTGATTGGATCGCTTGATGTGTTGACTGAGTCCAATTCAGCATTTGTAAATAGGTGGTTTGTAGACAGTGCACCGGCAAGCTTGTTAGTTAGACCGGCTGGAGTTTTTGCAGGACCACGACTTGCATCAGTAGCAAGGTACTGACCTAGAACACCTGCACCAGGTGCCTGTGAACGAGTTGCTCCAACAATCTTTGTTGGGTCTGCAATTTGATACCATGGGTAGTACGCAGCTGCAATGTTTCCAGATGTTGATCCTGCAGCAACAGCTGCAGTAGCAGTTATCTGAGCTTGTGCCTGTGTTACTGACATTTGATCTGGAGTATCAACAATTACAAAGCAATCTGTACGAGTAGCTGCATAATTAAGGGCATCTCCATGAAGCTGAGAAGTCAGTGTAGCTGTAGAAGCGTATGGTGCATCAGGAGCATAAAGAACTAGGCTACTTTGAATTGAATCAAAGTTAGACCAGGCTGCTTGGTATGCTGTACGAGCAGGTGCAGAACCATCTACACCACCAGTAACTGATGCCGGAGAGGTCATTACGCCAGGTGTAACCGAGTTAGCTACTGAACCTACAGTAAAGTGTGCAGATGCATTTGAGGCAATAACTGGCACAATGTAGTTAACATCTGTAGCTGACATGCTTAGATCTGTATAGGTTTCTACAAGCGCTGTTGAAGAAGAGCCGTTAGCTACGGTAGTTGCATAGATATTAAGACCAAAACGAGCAGAGTCTCCTGCAGCAACCACTTGAACAGAATAGCTGTTAGCCCATGTACCTTGGTTAATAGCAGTCAAGGTAAAAGCATTAGATGGGGTCAAAGTTACAGTAGCAGTTGCAGAAGCGCCTGTAACGGCAGTTCCTGTAGCTGAGTTAGTAACAGTGAAGTTTGATGACGTAGCCGTAGCAATTGTTACGTTAGTCAAGTTAAAGGCTGAAGTAGAAAGACCTGTAATAGATACTGTCTGTCCAGCAGTAAAGGTGTTAGAAGCTGTATAGGTTACAGTTCCTGCAGAAGCAGAAGCTGCTGTTACTGTAGCTGTAAGGGTTCCTGTAAGACCATTTGTAATAGTTACAGAACCCGATGTTGCTCCAGTACCTACGGCACGTTGTACGTAAAGCCTGCGACCACCGTTAGCAAAAAAGTTATAGGCAGCCCAAGTTGTTGGGTAGGAGTCGTTTAATCCGCCGAATGCGCTAACAAAGTCATTCCAGGTATTAACAAGTACTGGGGCTGAGGTAGAGCCTTGAGACAAGGCACCAACCATTGCGCCAACAGCAGTGCTGGTATTACCAGGTGCAACTGATTGAGGAAGCGCTACTTCCTGGATAAAGACTCCTGGGCGACTGTATGTTGCCATTGAGATTTACTCCTTAAGGTTAATTTGGTTTCTTAGGTTGACCGTATTGTTACGGAGTTGTAAAGTTTACTGTCTGATAAGTAGTCGAGATAGTAGGCGTTTGTGTAACTTCGTATAGCTGGTACAGAATATCTGGAAAGATTTCTGCGCTGATACGAATACTATAGACATTACTGAACAGGCGCTTTTCGCCTTCAGTAGTGTCTCTTTTTGAGAACCCCAACATATCTATTCTACGGTTGGTACCGTCTTCTGGTATAGGGAGTTGCCCAAATCTAAGTGGTAGTCTACCAGAAGATAGCAGCTGTGCAATGATCTGACGATCATGGCGAGGCTGACGAGACCAGGTAGATACTTGGTACATTAGCTGTACGGGGATTGGAAAGCTAGTTTGTTGCCCAGCAGTTACTCCCTCTGGGGTATACAGGGTGGTTTCTGGGATAGAGACTACTCCACGATGGGCACGGTCAGTCTCTTCTGAGATTCCAACAAGGTCAATAGTAATATACGGGTATGACTGCTGACGGATTTCTTTATCAGGCTGTCCATAGAAAACGCCTACAGGCCTAGCAGAATTTCCACCATCAGCTACTGTTATGCCGCTGAGTAGTGTCTTAAGTGCAGCTTCTTCATTTAGAATAAAAGGCATTAGTTCCTCCCATGTACAAAGGCTCGTAGGCCAGGAGAAGGGGGCACATCTTGAGTGCCATATTCTAGGGTTAGGATTTCCTCTTTAAGATGAGAGGGATATGTAATCTTATGCTCTTGACCATTATGTCTCATAGAGATAGCAGAAACAAGATGGTCCGGCCAACCATAGCCTGAAAGGTGATCACGAAGCTCACCGGTGTATGTATCAGTGACTGACTGCTCGGCACGCCTAATTTGATTATTAAATACATTTGCGATGCTAGCCATTTTTATTGAGTACTTTCGATAGCAGAACACCTGTGATTGCGCCGAGAACTACTTTCTTCTCTGCGGACTTAGCATTAAGGTTTGCTGCTCCACGAATGAACTCAATACGGTCAGCATCAGTTTCCTGAGCTGCCAGTTTCTTGGCAAGGTAAATCATAATATCCTCCATAGGAAGGCGCAGGGGTAAAGCAGCAGGGTTCCAGATTGCTCTGGCGTCAAGGTTAAGGATAAAGGAAAAAGCCCCCTCGTGGGGGGCTTAATCATTACTTCTTTGCCTTTTTCTTTACGGTCTTCTTGACTTTCTTGGCTAGCTTGGCATCATTCTTTTCATCCTGAGACTCAAACTTTTTCTTCTGAGCTGGGGTCATACCCTTCTCAAACTTACTGTCTTTGTGAGCCATTTACTTGCCCTTCTTTGTTGTAGGTTTGCCCTTTTTCTTGCAGGCGCCCTTGCAGTTTGGCTTAGAGCAGCCACATCCACATGCTTTGCACATATTTACTTACCCTTCTTGTGAGTTTTATGCCATTGTTTACCAGCAGCTATTCCGTCTGCCACGGTCTTAATACTAGCATCCTTTTTGGTTAGATCCATTGTAGGACCCCCGCCATTAGGATGGCTTACGATAACATCACCCTTTTTGTTCTTAACAAACTTATGGGTTTTACCGTCAATTTTTACTTTTGCCACTTTTTTTCTTCACTTTCTTGGGAAGCTTCTTACCCTTAGGGGTATGTTCCTCCCACTTTTCTGCCATCTTGGGATCGTTAGCGTACATCCATTTACGCTGAGACTGAGACTTGAAAGGCATTATCCGACGTTATAGATATTGAGGTTAACGCTTGGAGAAGCAGGACGAGTAG